TTGGCGTTATTTACAATCCGCTGCACATCAGACAACGTAGAAAACGTAAATGGGTTCGTTGAAAAATCAACCACTCCAACTCTGCCAGACGGGATGGCTGCACCCGCACTGTTGCACAGGGCAAAAATATCCGTCAGCGGTCTTAGTTGTCCCGTGCGGCTAAACCCGCTTCCTGTACCGTCAGTTGTAAGCACCCCTAAGCTGGAATTCGGAGTTTTTGTTATATTGCTGTTAATGGTACTACCAAATGTAGTGTATATGTAAGCCAAAAACAACTCTGTGAATTGCCCGTGCTGTTGACCATTAAGACCACCAGCATACATAACCCTTGGCACACCGGGTAAAACCAGAAGGGCGTTTATGCCGTAGGTTGATACCACATGACGAATAGAATTAACAATGGTTTGCCCAACTTGATTAGGGGCAATTTTTGGTGAGCATCCAGAGCAAGTCACGGGGGTCGTGGCGCTATCAAGGATAGGACCAGTACGTGATGGGTTCTGTACTCGGCCCGCGGCCGTATCAACGTACTCTGGGCTACTTCCGAAGTCGAAACTCAACCAGAAATAGTCGGTAGCGCCACCTGTGCCACACAACCCACGGGCTTCCGCATACCAGTCACTTACCGACGTAGACAGTTCTGCAACCGCAACATTAGAGTTGCGTATTAACAACACTTTTTGGTTGTCAATAGCCATCGACTAAGCCCGTTGACCCCGGACCCCAAGCACTAATGGAAACAACCTCGCCAATGCTGTTGAGATTGACATTGTAATGATAAATGCCCGCATCGAACTGCTGAGTTACTGGTGTACTCAGCGTAATTGTATTATTAGCCCTAGTAAATAACACAGGAATATTATTTGGATCATCTGTAGGAGGATCATAAATTCCATTAGCATAATTCTCAGTAGCCAATCTTGTTCCACCTGGAGTTATTCCATCATGTACCGTAACTGTACGTTTTGTCGTATCTACAATCAACTCACCGTCTGCACCAATAACATTAGACAATCCCGCTCTTGAATATCTTTTAAAACGTAGTACTCTTGGCATATTTTAGTTCCCCTCTGCAATTATTTTATTTGATAATTATTAATTTAAATCAATAATACTTCCAACATTTTCATCCAGATCATCATAACCAAATGAATTACTCATTAAATCACCAACTAAAATGTAATTTGTATCAGGTTCTTCAATTATATCTGGAGCCTCTGTTATAATAGTCGCATATTCATAGTTAGTATTATTTTCGGCATCTGTGGGAGACGGAACTACCACCACTTGTGCAACAGGCAATTGTTTCGTTTCAAATGAAATAAATGTCTGTCTCGTACCAGTAGAAGATCCTACAATAAATTCATTCGTTAAAAAATTACCAGTTATGTTTTTCAAATATAATCTGTTATTTATATATGAAATTACTTTTGCCGTTGCAGTAGCAGAACTTAATGATTTTCCCTGATAAACAATTTCATCTTCCTTATATATTCCAGTTGCATCATTTTTCATATCAAATACAAATGAATAATTTGTTAATGTATCGTCGATTATATTTGTTATGCAATTTCTAATTAAGCCTGCCGCAGAAGTTATATTTCCAAAAATATAGGCTTTGACTGTGAAATTCAAAGTCCAAATAACTACTCGGGTATCCGACTGTCTATTACCTTCACATTTCACTTCATAATTCACATCTTTCAATACAACAGGAATCTCTTTAGTGATTCCCATTTCAGGAATCATATTCAAATTTAAAGTATAATCTGGTGTAAAGTATGGAAGAATATGTTCTATGATCTGCATACCATCTTCGATATTACGGACATACAAATATAAAGAATAATTCAAATCATACGGAACAGGATTATATTGTGATATTACTCCCGTATTTGTATTTTTGAAGTTCTTTAAATTAGTATTTTGTTTTTTCGGAGAATCGTATGTAATACCATTCAAAATATAAGACATTCTAGGTAAAGTAACTTGAACTTTTTTATCTAAATCCGGATCGGTAAGAAGTTTACGCACATACATTTCTTTACCCGCATACTCAATAGGAACAAGCATTCTCTCTTGTTCGATAGAATTATTATTGTACCGAACAAGCGTGATATTATTAAACATATCACCAAATGCGGTTGTTATTTTTCTTAAAATTCTATTGTATGTTAGATTTGACATTACATTTCACAATCAAAATTCTGAACCTAGGTCCACTAAATTTTCAGCCTGAGATAACCAATCATCCGCACCGAATGTATTATTGGACAAGTCACCGAAGAAATCATATGTAGTTAATACATTCGTATCAATATCTGGAGTTTCATTTATTGTTGTAGTATAACCATATGTCACATTTGTATTGGCATCAGTAGGTGTCGGTGTAATAATAATTTGAGATACATTGAAAGGAATATTTGAATATGAACTTAATGTATATTCAGCATTACTATACACACCTTTGATAGATTTGCCGATAACAAAATTACCCCTAATGTTATCAACTGTCAATGTATCTAGTGTTGAATTATAAGTTGTAACTTTAGCGGTAGCGGTTGCAGTACCCAATGAATAGCCTTGATATACAGTCTCATCCGGACTGAAGTTGCCGGCACCAGAGGAATCTAATTTAAATTCAACAAGAGATTTATCGGCTTGTTGAATTATGTTTGTTATAGAAGTTCGTATCAGACCAGAAGATAATGGAGATATACCACCAAACAAATATCCCTTTACTGTAAAACTCAAAGTCCAAATAACCATTCTTGTGTCGGAGTGTATATCACCCTCATACACAACCTCATAGTTTGTATCCTTCAACACAATTGGTATTTCTTTAGTAATTCCTAGATCAGGAATCAAATTAAGTTTTATAGTATAATCTGGAGTAAAATATGGAATAATTTTTTCCATGACTTGTATACCATCTTCTATATTTCTCACATACAGGAATAAAGAAAAATCAAAATCATAAGGAACAAAATTATACTGAGTCACCGAACCATCAGTAGAACTTGCAAAATTTTTCCAATTTGTATTTTGTTTTCTGTAAACATCATATGAAATCCCATTGAGTACATATGATAATCGGGGTAAAGTAATCTGAACTTTTTTATCTAGATCAGGATCCTCTTGCAGTCTCATCACATACAACTCTTTAGTTGCATATGCAATAGGTATTAAAAATCTCTCTTGTTCGGACAAATCAGGATTATACCTAACTAATGTCAAATTATTAAAAACGCTACCAAAAGCTACCGTAAGTTTTCTTATAATCTTATTATAAACCGAATTTAACATTAAATATCACCAAATGGATTTATCTCGGAATTATTTTTTATTGGAATAGATTCCGTCTCAAGTAATGCATTATCATATATTTCGTTATGAATGACCGGCGACAATAGATCATAGTTAGACAATACATATGTCGCATCACTTATTGTACCAATAACATTTGCATTCTTGACAAATTCACCTTTGATGTTAGATACAGAGAGAATTTCTGTTTCAGAATTCCAATCTTGTACAGTAGCCCATGCAGTTGCATTTTCATAAGTATTATCAGGAGAATAAAATACAATTTCTTTTTCTTCGTATTCTCCGAGACCAACACCCATTTTCAATTCTATTGTATATGCAGATTGAGTTGCAACATCATCAATTTCAGCAATACCAGTACTGATAACTTCCTGAGAATATTTGAATTTCTCCATTTCCAATTCATAGAAGTAAGGAGCCTTTCTACCTAACATATAGAAATCTTTTGATTGGTTGGTAAATTTTATCTCATACAATTCACCAGTTCCGTTTAAGAATGGAATAAAAATCAAATCACCTTCCCGCGGCCTAGTCAATGTGTCTTGTGGAACTCTCTGTGCAAAAGATCGTTTGGATAGAATGACACTTACATTATTTCTAATTTCCAAACCAAACTTTGAAAAGAATTCCCTCTCGCCTGTATACTCCAAGGTGTTAGACAGATACATTTCGAGTGGAAACGCAGCGGTAAATTTCTTTAATGGATCCTCACCATATAATAAATCTCTTGCTTGGTCATTTTCATTCAGCAAATAATAGGCATCAAAGCCCATTATCTTAATAGACTCAACAATGATATCTTCTATGACTCTCTGTTCTGGCTGAGAGCGGTAATTATTAAAATATGGTGATGTTGCCATGTTAATTAAGGAAAAATTCCAAAGGTGCACCGTAGCTGTTCTGCATTTCGGACTCCAACTTTTCAATTTCATCAGCGGCTTCTTGGTAAATTTTATCACCATTCAATGAAACTCCACCTGGCAATTGAAGATTTGCAAATTTCTTGATGTTATTTCCCCAACTCCTTTTGATGAGTGCTGTCGTATATTCTTTTAACCAACGGTCATTCCACACTTTTTGGTATACATCAGGATTAATTGCGGCATAGCATTCAGCAATAACGATTTGACCAACTGGAGCTTCTTTCTCGCCCCAAGCCCAATCGATATAAAGTCTTTGCATATGACGCTGGAACCGTATTGGAACTTCGCCAGTGAACATAAGTTCAAGTGATCGCAAATGCTGCATCGTTAAGGTGTAATTGATGTAGGACGCAGAAGTAAAATCATAAAGTTCATTCAATCTTAGCTGATATCTGAGGTCAAACATATTAATTGTCGCCTGCGAATCAGTTAATGGAAATATTCTGGTAACTCCAACGATCTCCATTGGATTGCTTTGAGCATCGGTCGAACCGCTGAGGTCTAGATATTTTCTATCTACATCCTGTTGCAATAAGGCTTTGATATAATAAACTTTCTGTAGACCATCAAAGTGATAATCTTGCCAATACTGAAGGGCGTCATCTATACGATCTTCAATTTGCTCATCATCCACGTTTATTTCAATGACAGGAAAACCTAATCTACGTAAGCAATAGTTTTTGAATTCTGTTCTGTTTGTAATGGCGGCCATTCAATACTCCTTTTTATAGGAGTATTTATACATATTAATTAGTATCACTGATCAAATGTATAGTCTTTTAGTAATGACTTCATTTCTCTAAAAGTTTCACCGGTTTGGGCCCAAGTTGGAGCAAATATATTAGCTGAAGGATTATAATCAAAATTTGATAAATTAGGTAATACTAATTCCATAGGATTAACTGCACCAGCAGTACCTTTTGGTACAACATTACCATCAGCATCATACCAATCATCCGGAACACCGAACCACTTAGCAATAGTTGCATAAACAGTATCAACTGGCGTTGTTGGTATCAATAGGCTGGCAAAAGGAACAAAATCGGGACCAGATACATTTAGATTAGGTGGAGAACCATATATTGAACTTCCAACATAGGTCACTCCATTGGCACTTTTAGATTTACCAAATCCATTGACCGGTTTACCAACAAGCGTAACATGACCGCCCCATGCATGGTCGGAACCGTCTTCATTACCATACAACGACCTACCAAATTCAGAATAAATCATCATAAGAGTATTGTTTGCTGCGGCCGGAGGAGTATTTACGTCATTAAGTGCCTTCCAAAATTGATTTATAGTTTTTGCCACTGGAATCATTTTTTTATCCAAATCTTCAATTAGACCATCATGTTGATCGAAACCACCCAATACTATGTGGTGAATTTGTCTACGTTGGGATACCGGACCAGACACGGTTGTTGTGTTATTATGCATACTTCTTATTAGTTGCACAATTGATTTGATACGAGTGACTGGACCGAATGTTGTGTCATCGCCCGTTGTACTGAAATTTGTAAAAGTTGCATTTGTACCAGATGTTAACATTGTTCCGATGCTTTTTAAATTTGTATTAGCTCTAATCTGCCCATCCAAATATTCCCTCATCATTGGATTTGTTACTTGAGTATTGTTTATAAAATATTGGTCAAATCTTGCAGTGGATATTGAACCGGAAGCAGCAGATTTTGCAACTAATCCGGTAGGGTTCATAGATACTAGATTTGGCACCGTGCTGTAAGTTCCCGAATTAAGCTTAAATAATAAAAATGTTGTAGGTATATCAGTATCCACATTAAACGCAGGATTAATTAAATCCATTGTGCGGCCCAGCCAACCAGTTTTATTTGAGGGAAGCTGAGGTGTTGCTGTGTACCAGTGAAGTTTCTGATCAGAATGACTACTAAGTTGTAATGGTAGTTTTTTAGTTAGAGTTGACTCTGGAAAATAATTATAAGGATACCTGGGGTTAAATTCATTTCTATATGCAGGATATACCAATGGACCAACATTCATAATAACGGCTGCATCACCGGACCTAAATGGTGCCATGGCAGTATTTTTTTCCTTCACGAACTTGAAAGCTGTTAATGCAATTGGTGTTCCTGAAACGACCGGTTGAGGAGTTATTGTAAATTTTGACGTATCAATATAAGTAATTGAATACAATCCATCAGTTGGAGCAATTGCGGACGCAGGTGTTGTATTTGCAAACGGCGAAAAGTCGGCATAAATTTTATCACCCTCAACCAATCCATGAGATGTTGAATCAACAGTAACAACACCTAAGTCGTCCCTATTGTAATTGCCAGTTACTGCTATTTCAGAATCACTTGTTACAATGTCAGGTTGTGCCGTAGACACATGCTGCTTACCAAAAAATCTAGGATTCATTTGCCACTCAGTACTTCCAGGCAGTAATGTTTGTTTAGAAGTATCAACTGGAACATACATCGCAGGCCGTGCAGCCCGATATTTAATACTATTATCACTAGCAGTATTTGCTGGAGGAATATAATTATGACAATCGAGGCCTCCGTCAAGGTAAAAAATAACTAATGCTTTCTTATCTCCTGCAGTATTTGCGGCCGAATTATACATAGCTTGTAGTGCGGTTGCATAGGGTGTACCAGTTAACCCGCTCGTAAAGTCTTTTGCCATGTTATTAGGTCCTTATAACGGAGTATGGACTGGTGTGTATTGCTTGCAACAACAATCCATACATATTTAGTGTATTAGTATCATTGCTGCGGTT